TAATATTGTTAATAGTGGATTTGGATATCAAAATAAAAAAAGATCTGTTATTTCATCTGGAATTAATACTTCCTCTGATAATATTAATATAGAAAATCATGATTATAAATCTGGAGAGATATTGCGATATTCTTCTGGAACTACAAACATTGGCGGATTAAGTAATGGGAATAATTACTATGTTACGGTAGTTGATGATAACAACTTTAAACTATCTGAAATTGGATCTGCAGATGATGAAACTTTCTTCTATAAAACTAAACAATATGTAGATTTTAACACTTCTGGTAGTGGAACACATCACTTCAATTATATTCCCATCTCAGTATCAATTAAAGGTCCTGTTGGTATAGAAACTGTTACTGGAATTGAATCTAGTGCATATGAAGTTCAGGTTCAACCAATTTTTAGAGGAGAACTTACATCGGTACATTTATCCGATAAAGGAACTGGATATGGAACTAATGAGATTATCAACTTTAAAAAACCACCCAATGTATCGATTACTTCTGGAAAAAATGCCCAAGTTAATCCAATAGTATCTGCTGACGGAAAAATTGTTGAAGTAATTGTAAATAATGTTGGATCAGATTATACGTCTATTCCAGATGTAGACATACTCTCTTCTTCTGGAATTGGTTGTGTTTTAACTCCAATAATTGAAAATGGAATGCTTCGTGAAGTAAAAGTTATTGAACCTGGATCTGGATATATTTCTGGAGATGTTGATATTGAAATAGTTGCAACAGAAAGAGATTTTCAATTTATTCCTAGTCTGCAAACTTGGAGAGTCAATTTGTTTGAAAAATTATATAATAATAATTTAATCGGATCTGATGATGTAATTGTTAAAGCGGCATTGAATGAAAATTCTGGATTGCAATGTTACTCATTATATGCTCCTAGAGCATTGAGACAAATGATTTATTCTGTTAGTGAGTCAGGAAAAACTCTTTACGGAAAATTAGATCTAAAATTAGTAAACTCTCAAGAAACAGATTTTACAGATCACTCACCTATCATTGGTTGGGCTTATGATGGAAATCCAATTTATGGTCCATATGGATATTCGAAAAAAGATGGGGGACTAGTAACCCTCATGAAGTCTAGTTACAAACTTAATACATCGCGTGTAAATGGACCACCAGTATCAGTTTTTCCATTAGGATTCTTTGTTGAAGACTTCACATATTATGAAAATGGCAATGATGATTATCTTGACAGAAATAATGGAAGATTTTGCATAACTCCAGATTATCCAAATGGAGTATATGCATATTTTGTAACAATTAATCCAGATTCTATAGAGTCTTCTGGATTGTTTGAAAACTTTAAACTTCCAACTTTCCCATATACTTTGGGTGACAAATACTATTCAACTCCTAACGAATTTAATTTCAAAAAATCATCAAATCAAGATGATTATGATATTGAATCTAATAATTGGTGCAGAAATACAGTTTCATATAATTTAAGAGAAGACGGGGTTGAATACCCTTACATATATTCTCCAAACAATTTATCTCAGACTGGACAGATTGTATCTACAACTAGAGGAAAAGTTTCTAGAGTAGATGTAAAAAGTTCGGGAAATAATTATAAAGTCGGAGATACTTTAAATTTTTCAGATTCGGATGGAACTGGATTTGGAGCTGCTGGAAGAATTTCTAGACTGAAAGGTAGAGGTGTTAATAGTATTAGTGCGTCTACATCTAAAGTGTCAGACATAAAATTAATTCCTTCAAAAAAGAAAGGAACTTATATTGTAGAATCTACATCTCCCCACAATTTTAATGCATTAGATATTGTCAATATCAGTGGAATTTCTACCACATCATCAAAAATTGAAGGATTCTATACAATTGGTGTATCTAGCGAAAGATTTGCAATATCTGGACTTGGAACCACAGGAGTTGCTGTTGGTAGTACAAGTGTTACTGGATTAGTAACGTTCTTTAATGTATCTTCAAGTCTAGTTGGATCAAATATCGTACCTAATGATATTTTAGGTATTGGAACAGAAAGAGTAAAAGTTTTAAATGTAGATTTTAAAAACTCTAGATTCCGGGTTTTGAGATCCGTAGATGAAACTGTCGGTGGAATTCATACTATTGGATCTTTATTGATAGAGGATTCGAGAAGATTAACTATTAATTCTGGATTTAAAGCACCATATGAATTTAAAAGAAATAAAGAAATCTACTTTGAACCAGGTGAAACTGTAGGTCTTGGTACAACGGCTGTTGGAATTGGGTCAGTATTGCAGTTTAGTTCTTTTGGATTAAACACAATTGGTCTTGGAACAACTTTTGGGGCAAGTTCTCTTGCAGTTCCTATTAAATCACTGTATATAAGAAATCATAATTTACAAACCGGTGACATACTAACGTATTCTTCAAATGGTGGAAATGGTATAGTTTATAATGAATATCAAAATATTGGGGTTGCAGCAACTCTATCGGATAATCAACAATTGTTTGTTGCTAAAATTTCTAATGATTTAATTGGAATTGCAACTCAAAGAGTTGGTTTGGGTTCAACTGGCGGATTTGATGGTGTAGGTAATACCTCAAAAACATTATTTTTCACTGGAATTGGTAGTGGTTCTAATCATAGTTTTAAAACAAATTATACTAATATTTCTGGAGATGTTTCAAAGACAACTGCGACTGTAACGACTGATTCGAATCATGGAATTCGTGCAGGTCATAATGTTATTGTAGATGTCAACCCATCATTTGCAACAACATATGTTGTAAAATATAATGATAAGCATAGAAGGACTCTAGTTGGAATTGAAACTTTTAGCGCAATTGGCGTTAATAGCACAACTAATACAATTAATATACTAAACCATGGTTATGAAAGTGGTGATAAAGTAATTCATTCATCATCTACACCATGTCAAGGATTGGAAAATGATAAGATTTATTATATTGTAAAAGTTGATAATGATAATATTAAATTATCAAACAGTCATTACGAATCAACTAATTTGACACCAAGTGTAGTTGGAATTTTAAGCACATCATTTGGTGAATTTGGACTTATTAATCCAGTTATTAAATCTTACAGAAGTTCTGAGTTAGAATTTGATATGTCAGATTCTAGTTTAGCATTTGTTCAACAGGCTACACAATATTCAGCATTTAAACTTAATTTTTATACTAACGATAGTTATACAAATCTTTGGGAAACTGATCATGTATCTTCAGGTTTCAGTATTTCTAGAACAGGATTTTCTGGAATATCAACAACTGCCAAAGTGGTAGTTTCTATAGGAAAAACCACACCAGAAAGATTATATTATAGGTTAGATCCTATTCTCGACAATAATTTACCTAAACAAAAATCAGAAATAATATCTGATTTAGAAGTTTCTAATCATAATTCCATTTTATCTCAAAATAGCGTTTATAATGGCAATAGAAGAATTTCAATTGCAGGAACTAATTTCTTTACGTTTGAACTGAGTGAAGTTCCAGAATCAAATTCTTATGTATCTACTTCATCGAGTATTACTTATACCACAGATTGTACGCATACAAATGGTCCAATATCTGCGGTAGAAGTTACTAGTTCTGGAAAAAATTACACTACTCTACCTTCAATAACTTCTATCAATACTATTGAGGGAGAAAGAGGAGATCTTATATCCTTTAGTGATAATATTGGTGTTATTGAAAAAGTAAAAATTAATGATATTGGATTTGATTTTCCAACAGACAAAACTTTAAAACCAAGTACTTCTCTGCCGCAAATAATTAATATCGACTCTTTTGCTAAAATTGAAAGTATTACTATTACTTCTGGAGGTAGAGGATATTCTTCAGCACCAGACTTAGTATTTTTTGATGGTAAAACTGGCGATGAAATAATCGACCTTTCAACTAAGTATTCTTTGGGTGATTCTACGGTAACAATTTTAAGCAATACTAGAGGGATTAATAACTCTATTCCATCAGTATTACCAATAAGAAATACTAATGGAGTTGGTATCAGTACAGTTGGATTTAGTACAATTACTAAAGATGTAACTGTTGAGATGGCAGTTGGATTTAGTACTGTTGGGAAATTCCCATTTGTAGTTGGTGATCAAGTTATGATCGAAAATATCAGTATCGGTGGTACTGAAAGAGGGTATAACTCCAAAGATTATGGATATAAATTATTTACACTCACTTCTGTAACACCAAATATTGGTGGAATTGGAACAGTTTCGTATAATTTATCTGATGTATTGAATGTGGGAGAACTTCCAGGAGATTTTGATATAATCAATTCTTCTGGAATGATAATCGCAGAAAAAGATTTCCCAACTTTTAATATTCAATTGACAACTGGAAATTATCTTAGTGGAGAAAAAGTTACCACTAACGGTAAAGAAGGTGTCGTTCAAAGTTGGGATAGAACAACAAAGATCCTTAGAGTTCTTTCTAGTGATGATTTTGCAAGTGGTGAAGTTATACGAGGACTTACCTCAGAATTATCTGGAGTTGCATCATCAATAACTTCTTATGAATCTTACTTTGAAACGGATGTTTCTTCTCAAATATTCAGTGGAAACCAAACTGGATCTGGATTCTTAAATGATCATTTGCAGAGATTGCCGGATAATTTATATTATCAAAACTTTTCATATTCTTTAAAAAGTGTAGTTCCATTTGATACCTGGAAAGATACTGTATCTTCATTAAATCATACTCTTGGTTACAAAAAATTTGCAGACCTTCAAATTGAATCTACAAATTTAGATACCTCTTTATCTGTGGGTATTTCTACAGAATTAACTGATGTTACTGTCGTCAGTAGTTTGGATGGATTTATAGATCTTAATTGCGTATTTGATTTTGACATTGCTACAGAAAATAATCTTAATTTTTCTGATGGAAATAATATTCTTTCTAATGAAATTATTTTTAATAATAAAATTCTAAGTGACTTTACAGAATCATTTGGAAATAGAGTTCTTTCTATTGATGATATAAGTCCGAAATTTAATAGCAATCCAAGATCAACTGCTTTTAGTGTTCTGAATTCTTTTAATTTAAGTGATTCTAGATTTAGAAAATATTTTACTTATCTTAGAGATAAAAGATTTACTCAAGAAAGACAAGCTTTAATTGTTGATCTTATTCATGATGAAACATTTGGATATATCAACCAATATGCAAGATTAGAAACAGTATATGATCAAGGGTCTTTCGACTTTTCAATTTCTGGCACAGAAGGTCAACTTTTATTCTATCCAGTTAAGTCGTCCGTGAATGACTATGATATTACAACAATTTCATATAATTTAAATGACAATTTCTTAAGTACTGGTTCTACTTCTATCGGAGGAGTTTTAATTGATTCGGAAAGCACAATAGTAAGTGCTGGAACGACTGCAACAATTGTAAGTATTGGTAACACCTATCATTCACTGAAAGTTCTTGTTGAAATTGCTCCTGATGTAGAAAACGTTTCTTATGGTGCAACATCTACATTTAATGTAAATGAATTTGAGGCTCAAGAACTTAATATTGTTCATGATGGATCAGATGTTTCTATTTTAGAGTATGGTAAGTTAACTACTTCACTAAGTGGATATAGTGCAATTGGATTTGGAACTTACACAGCACGTCTCGATGGATCAAATATTAAACTTGACTTTAATCCATCTGGAATAGGAACTAATGCGGTAGTTAATACTATTGTTGTTGGTTTATCTTCGATATCTTCAGGAATTTCAACTGTTGACATTAAACATGCCAGATTGCAATCTACCATGACGGATATTGCATCATCTGGTTCTCCAATTCAAAATGTTGTTGCAGAATATCCAAGTCATATTTCTACTGAAATTGATAGGTATGATGCTGGATATTTTATGATTCAGATTCACGATACAACAAATGATAGATACGAATTTTTAGAATATTTTGTTGTTGACGATCATATTGAAGGAGAAACATCTTCAGAAACATTCGATACAGAGTTTGCAAATATTCAAACTCACTCTGGACTTGGAACTTTTGGTTCTAGAGTAATAGCAAATTCTGTTGGACTCGCTGCAACCACTCAAGTCCTCTTTACACCGATATCAGGAATTGATGCAACCGTTCATGTATACACAAATGCTCTTAGAATTGAAGATGACACAAAAGATACTATTGATTTTACTAATGGTACTATAGAAACCGGATATGGTACATACACTGGAACTGACAGAGACATAAAGAGAGAGTTTGAACTAACTCACAAGAATGATGCTATCTTTATTAAAGCTTTTGAAGGAGATAGCACTTCAATTGTTAATCTAGATTCAAATACAATTACAATTCCAAATCACTTCTATGTGACGGGTGAGCAAATTGAATATACTTGCCCTGGTATTGGAATTACTCAATCCATTGGCATTGCTCAAACTACATTTCCTGTAACTGGTGTTACAACAACATTACTTCCAGAAACTGGAATATTTGCAATTAAAATTAATGACAACACAATTAAACTTGCTAGAAGTGCTGAAGATGCTTTAAACTCAATTCCAAAAGTACTTGATTTTACTTCAGTTGGGGTTGGAGTTGGTCACTCATTTACCGCAACAAACCAAAATCCAAAAGTACTTGTTGCAATTGATAACTTAATCCAGTCACCAATTGTTTCTACGGCAGTTACCACAACATTAAGTGATCAAGTTGTAACAACAGATAATATCGTCAATTTTACTGGAATCACCTCATTCTTTGGTGGAGATTTATTTAAGATTGGTAATGAAATAATGAAAATTGAGAGTATTGGTATTGGAACAGCAAATGCAATCTCTGTTCGTAGGGGGTGGATGGGAACCACTATCCAATCTGGAATTGCAACAGGTAGTTTAGTAACAAAGGTTGTTGGAAACTATAATATTGTTGGAAATAAACTCAATTTTGTTGAAGCACCATATGGAAATACTCCAATTGGAACTATAACAAATCCACCAGATCAAAGAGATTATACTGGAATAACTACTAGTTCTACCTTCCAAGGAAGAAGTTTCATGAGGACAGCGGCTCCAAATACTACTAATGAAACATATTATAAAAATTATGTTTTTGATGACATTTCTAGCAATTTTAACGGAATTGAAAATGAGTTTACTCTCAAGTCCAACGGAACAAATATAACTGGAATTGATAATGAAGGAGCTATTGTATTAATAAATGACATATTCCAAACTCCAGGAAATGCTAATAATTATACTCTTTCCGAAAATACTGGTATAACTTCTATTAGTTTTGTGGGATTTGCACAGACTATAACATCTGATGTTGGTATTAGTAGTTTCCCTAAAGGTGGAATAATTGTTTCTGTCGGTTCACAAAAAGGTCTTGGATATCAACCACTAGTGGCCGCTGGCGGTACTGCAATTATTTCTGGATTAGGAACTATTTCATCTATTAGTATTGGAAATAGTGGATCTGGATATAGATCCGGGATTCAAACTGTCAATGTTAGCGTTGGCACTTCTAGTCTTTCTGGATTAAATCTAGTTAGAGTTGGAATTGCCTCTATTAATAATGGAAATATAGTTAGTATAGCAATTACTAATCCAGGAACCGGATATACTGCATCAAATTTACCATTTGTAGTAGTTGATAGTCCACTTTCATATTCAAATATTCCTTTGACATATACTTCTGGAGTAACTGGATTAGGAACACAAGCAAAAATTGATGTTGTAGTTGGTCAAGGATCCAGTATTATTGATTTTGAGATTAAAAACACTGGTTATGGATATGGTAATGGAGAAACCCTTACTGTTGGATTTGGAGGAACTACTGGAATTCCAACTACATCAGCGTTTACTTCATCAAATCAGTTTGAAATTGAAATTGAAAAAATCATTAATGACGAATTTACTGGTTGGTCTTTAGGTGTTATAGAAACGTTTGACGATGTTACTAGATTTATTGATGGCACTAGAATTGACTTCCCATTAATTAAGGCAGGTATTCCAATATCTATCAATAAGGCAAAAGGATCTAAAATCGAACTTGATCAATTACTTTTAGTATTTGTAAATGAGATACTTCAAATTCCTGGAAACTCATACAAATTTGATGGTGGTTCTCAAATAACATTTACAGAACCACTAAAGATTGGTGATAAACTTACAATGAATTTCTATAAAGGAAGTGGAAGTGATCTTGATGTTATTGATAGAGAAGTTCTTGAAACTATTAAGTACGGAGATGAAGTTACTTTAAATTATAATCCAGATTTGGGACAAAAACCATATCAACAAGAAAATGCAAGAACAATTAGTACAGTAACTAATATTGATAGAGCTAAAACTCTTCCATATTTTGGTCCAGGCAATACTAGGGATACTACCTTTGAAAGACCAATTACGTGGTGTAGACAAACTGAAGATAAAATTATTAATGGACAAGAAGTTGGTAAAGATAGAGAACTTTACGAAGCAGTTATTAATCCAACCGCAAACATAATTAATTCGGTTAGTATTGGTTCTACAATCATCTATGTTGATAGATTAAGACCGGTATTTGATCTTAATAATGAAAATGTAGATTCTAATTTTAGAGAAACCATTCAAAAAGAAATAACAATTTCTTCATCTGAAGTAACTGTAGGAGCGTCTGCAACCGCTGTTGTTTCATCTACAGGTACGATTGCTTCAATTGATGTAAACAACGGTGGAGTTGGTTATTCAGCGGCACCAGACGTTAGTGTTGGTATCGGGTCTATCACAGCAACAGCAACATCAACAATCATTAATGGAGTTGTCACTGGAGTTACTATTACCAATCCTGGTGCTGGATACACTCAAACTAACCCACCGTTAGTTCTTATCGGTCCTCCTTCACAACAAACAGAAACTTGTGATGTTTCTTCTTATTCTGGAGATTCAGGTGTTATTGTTGGATTTGGAATAACAACAGTTGGATTGACTAATGAAATTGGTTTAGATTTCCACATTCCATATAACTCAGAATTAAGAAATACAAATCTAGTAGGTGCTGCGATAACATTAAGTGGAATATCTGTTGGAGATTACTTTACTATATTCAATTCTAATGCTGGTGATGCACTAGGTGGTACACTTACATCTTTTGATACGTCTAATAACATAATAGGAATTACAACATTATTCATTGATTCAGTATTCCAAGCAAAATCTGTCCAAGTAGTCACCAGAACTATTGGTGGAATATCCACTAATGTTGTAAGAGTAAATTCTTTAGCCACTGGAATAGGAACTATTGGATTTAGTTCGACTACAGAATCGTTTGATAGTACATTGTTCACTTTTGACAATTCCGGATTAAAATCATTTACTGGCGGATTTACTACATCCAATTATTTTGGTGAATTTAGTTGGGGTAAAGTTATAGTTGATGCTAGAACTAAAGAACTATCGCATGAAGCAAGAACTTTAAATGGATTCTCGGGATTATCAACTTCGGATACATTAACTCGAACAAGATATCTTAGATTTAAAAAGAACACCAATACAATATAAATATATTTAAACCCAAAAAATAATGGCAAGACAGGTAATAGCAACGGGTTCATCTCCAAATGATGGTACAGGTGATAATTTAAGAGCCGGTGGTACAAAAATTAATGATAACTTTACCGAATTATATGATCTTTTTGGAAATGGAACTACTCTATCAAGTGGATCATGGGACGTAGTTAATTCTGGTATCAACACTCTTTCTGACGTTGGTATTGGAACTACTAATCCTAGATTTACTCTCGAAGTAGGAGCAGTAGGTGCTTCAGGAACTTCTTTACATGTTAATGGTGATGCTAGAATTACTGGAATAATTTCTACCACCCAAGTAATTATTAGTGGAGAAACGTTAACGGGAGCAGGTGTTACTTCACTTGTTGCTGGTTCGAATATTACTTTATCTGGAAGTACTGGACAAGTAACAATTAATGCTTCTGGTGGAGGTGGTGGTGGATCAGCAGGTGTAGGTGGCACTTGGAGCAACTATGATGGTGTAACTGGTGTTACAACCACAAAGAAAGTAAAAATACAAAATGACTTAGAAGTTACTGGTGTAACAACATCAACTGGTGGTTTTGTTGGCACTCTAGATGGTGTTGTTGGTGGAAATTCACCAGCAGCTATCACGGGTACAACCATTACAGCAAATACTAATTTTTCTGGCAATCTTACAGGTAATGTAACTGGTAATGTTAGTGGTTCTTCTGGATCATGTAGTGGAAACTCTGCAACAGCAACAGTTTTAGCAGCATCCAGAAATATTGGTGGCGTTGCTTTTAATGGATCGGGAGATATTAACCTTCCAGGTGTCAATCAGGCAGGAAATCAAGATACATCAGGGACTGCCGCAATTGCTACTAATGTTACAGTTACTGATGAGTCTACTGACACAATTTGCTTCCCACTGTTTACAACTGCTGCTACTGGAAATTTACCACCTAAAAGTGGAACTAATCTTACCTTCAATTCAAGTACTGGTACTCTAAGTGCTAACAATTTTGATGGTAATGCAACAGGATTGACGGGAACTCCCAATCTAGTTGTTGGTATCATTACTGCAACCTCACTTGAGGGTAATGCTTCTGATATGACAGCAGGTCAATGGGTTCTTGGTGCTAATGGAACTAGCGACTATACATTCACTGGTCCTGGATTAAGTGGAGCACAAAATGATCCGTCTCTTTATCTACAAAGAGGTAAAACCTATAAATTTGTAAATGGAATGGGTGCTCATCCATTTCAGATTCAATTAACTTCTGGTCAGGGTGGAACCGCATATAATAATGGAGTTACAAATAATGGAACATCAAGCGGAACTGTAACTATTGAAGTTAGACAAGATGCTCCTGATATTCTCTATTATCAGTGTACTTCTCATGCGAATATGGGAGGAATATTAAATATTGTGGGTAGTGGAGTTCCAACTGGTGGTATTATTATGTGGTCTGGTGCTAGTGTTCCTGGTGGGTGGTCACTTTGTGATGGAACTAATTCGACTCCAGATTTAAGAGATAGATTTATTGTTAGTTCTGGAAGTGTATATTCTATTGGAGATACTGGTGGTGCTAATTCTGTTACTCTCACTGTAGATCAAATTCCTGCTCACACTCACGCAATTACTGCCATTAATGATGGATCGCCATCCGCACCTTACTCATCACCCAGATCAGCTTATGCATCTGAGATTGATTCAGGATCCACAGGTGGTGGTCAGTCACACGAAAACAGACCTCCATATTATGCTCTTGCATTCATTATGAAAACTTGATAACAACTTATCCTAGAAGAACTATGATTTTTTGCAGGATAAATAATAAAAAAAGTCTGTCAAAATGGCTGCAATTATAACTGATCAAATTAGAATATTAAACGCAAAGAATTTTGTCGCTGGAATTGCTAATGCTAACAATTCCTATTATTCTTTTGTTGGACTTCCAAATCCAACAGATTATTCTACGACATGGAACGATAATCCTCCTTCACCAAAAGATAATTTTGATGAGGAAAATGATTATTGGAATACAATGATTGCTTTGAAGAGGATTAATTCCTCTGATGTAAGACAGGTTGTTCCAAAGAGAAATTGGTCTTCCGGAACAACTTTTGACATGTATCGTCATGATTATAGTAGATCAAACACTGCTTCGGTTTCTGGAGCAACTAATCTATACAATTCAAACTTTTACGTTTTGAATAGTGATTTTAGAGTTTATATCTGCCTTCAAAATGGAACAGATCCAGAGAATACTCTTGGTAGACCATCTTTAGATGAACCACTATTTACAGATTTGGAACCAAGAGCAGCTGGAACTAGTGGTGATGGTTATATATGGAAGTATCTTTATACCATTAAACCTGCGGATATTACTAAATTTGACTCTACAGATTTTCAACCAGTTCCGATAGATTGGAGTACTAGTAATGATACTAGTTTAGTCAGAGAAAATGCCGTAGACGGTTCTATAAAAATTGTCACGATAACTAATCGCGGTGTTGGTTTGGGGACAGCAAATGTAACATATACAAGAGTTCCAATTAAGGGTGATGGGAGTGGGGCAGAGTGTACTGTTACTATTGACGGAGATTCAAAAATCAATGAGGTTACAGTATCATCTCAGGGATCTGGATATACATTCGGAACTTTAGATTATGAGTCTGGTGGTGTTCCTGTAGGTAGTACTCGACCAACATTTGATGTTATCATTTCTCCACAGGGGGGACATGGTGCTGACATCTACAGAGAACTTGGGGCATATAGTGTTCTAATGTATTCTAGAATTGAAAGTGATAATGAAAATCCAGATTTTATCACAGGAAATCAATTTGCTAGGATTGGGGTTGTCGAAAACCCACTTTCTCCAGCTGGAGGATCGGTTTTAGAAATAGATAAAGCAAGTGCGGTTAATGCTTTAAAATTGACGGGTGTTGGATATAGTGAAGCATCTTTTACAGCAGATTCTTTTGTCACCCAAGTAGTTGGAACTGGGATCACTGCAGTAGGTAGAGTTATAAATTATGACCAAAATACTGGAGTTCTAAAACTTTGGCAAGATAGGACTGTTGCTGGATTTACCACAGCAGGCATTGGAATTACCAATCCTACTTATGGATTCCTCATGAGGAATTTTACTGGCAATCCAACCGGAGATGGAACCCTTACAATTACACCATCTACAGGATTGCAGTTGAGTATTGATAGTTCATTTAATGATAACAAAACAACGATAAATAATCGTACATATTATCTTGGAATGGATTTTAGTAGTGGTGTTGCTTCTCCAGAAGTAAAACAGCATTCTGGAAATATTATATACGTAGATAATAGACCTTCTATAACAAGATCGTCAAACCAAAAAGAAGACATAAAAGTTATCTTGCAGTTCTAAAGAATTATGCCACAGCAGACGAACCTTAACGTAGCACCATATTTTGACGATTTTGATGCAACGAACGATTACCACAAGGTACTTTTTAAACCTGGATATCCTGTCCAGGCAAGAGAGTTAACAACTCTACAGTCAATTCTGCAGAATCAAGTAGAAAAGTTTGGTCAGCATTTTTTTAAAGAGGGTGCTAAAGTAATTCCAGGTAATACTGGGTATTCTCAACTTTATTACTCCGTTCAACTTGCAAATACGTTTCAGGGAGTCCCTGTCGAAGCATATCTAGATCAGTTAGTTGGTACAACAATTACTGGACAAACGTCTGGTGTTACTGCAGTAGTTGATAGTGTATTGCCAGCAGTTGATTCTGAGAGAGGTACTGCAACTCTTTATGTTTCTTATGCAGGTTCTTCTAAGGTTGATAATACTACTCAGACATTTTCCAATGGTGAGTCTTTAATATGCAATCAAATTATAACTTCTGGATTATTAGGAAATTCTACTATTTCAGTTGGAGCTCCATTTGCAAATACTTTAGCATCAAATGCAACTTCAACTGGATCGGTATTACAAATTGAAAATGGAGTATATTTTATTCGTGGATATTTTGTAAATGTAAATAAAGAATCAATAATATTAGATCAATATTCAAATAAACCTAATTATAGAATCGGTCTGTTTATTTCTGAAGAAATTGTAAATTCAAATTCTGATGAGTCATTAAATGATAATTCTCAAGGATTTAATAATTATGGGGCCCCTGGTGCAGATAGACTTAAAATTACTGCAAGTTTATTTAAAAAATCTCTTGACGATTTTAATGATGACAACTTTATTCTTTTAGGAACTGGTGTCGATGGTGTTCTTCAAACGCCAAAAAGGAGAGGAAGTGCAAGAGGTGATGGATCAGTATTTTATGACGACCTTTCTGATGTTTTAGCAAGAAGAACATACGATGAGAGTGGACATTATATTGTAAAACCATTTAATGTATCTATTGTAAATTCCCTAAACAATAATTTAGGAAATCAAGGTTTATATGAAGAAGGTCAATTTACTGCAGGAGGATCAACTCCTAGTCCAGATTTATCGGTTTGTAGAATATCTCCCGGTAAAGCGTATGTAAAAGGATATGAAATTGAAACAATAAGTCCAACTTTTATTGACGTACCAAAACCAAGAGTTACAAGAACTATTGAGAATGAATTTTTTCCATATAATAC